TTGGACAGACAACTATATATTATATATATAGATAATGTCCTGTCGTCCATCATGTCCATACCTGTATAGACAGGGTTGCTTAAAACGCACCCTGTCATATACAAGGGTCATGGACTAAAAGCGAAATTTAAAAAAAGAAAAGGAGTACATTTATAAAAATGTCTATTGAATTCTTTTTACCGATGCAAAAAATTCCTACAACGACTCACCAGCAAAAAAAGGTAAACGTCCGATTTGGAAAGCCAATCTTTTATGAGCCAGAGGATCTAAAAAAAGCCAGAGCGAAATTTGAAAGCTTGCTTTCCCAGCATGTGCCTCCTGATAAAATGAAAGGAGCAATTCGGCTGACTGTTAAGTGGTGCTTCCCTCGTATCAAAAAAAGCTACGACGGCCAGTATAAGACCACGAAGCCAGATACAGATAATCTGCAGAAGTTGCTCAAGGATTGCATGACGAAGCTTGGATACTGGAAAGATGATGCTCAAGTGGCCAGCGAAATTGTCGAAAAATTTTGGGCAGACACAGTCGGGATCTATATCAAGATTGAGGAATTGCCATGAAGATTGACTACATAGATTTCTTTAGCAGAGTTATTCCGGAATGGATGGCGCGCAGCAATCAGAAGAGCCAAGAAGTCGGATTCGGAACCGATGCTTATTGGCAATGGGCGGTGTCGTCAATTGGAGAAATTTGCAAGCAATACAATGATGATGAGCTGGTGACAGAACAGTTCGGCCTGCTCTTTAACTGGCTAGAAAAACAAGCAGGATAAACTATGGAATATAGCAAACAAACAATAATTGAAGCTTTGGAGCACTCGATTGAGAAAACCAAAGAGGAAATCGAGAAATATTCGAAAGATTGCAACGGACGATTTGCGCAAGGAAGAACTGCGCATCGTGAATTTTTGAAGAAAAAACTGACGAGATTGGAGAAGCAGTTGGAGGAACTGAAAAATGAATAGAAAAGAATTGATTGAGAGAATCAAAAACTTGCCATTTTCATATATACATAATGAGCCGTACTTGAACAAAGAAGCTGTTTTAGAGTTTGTCAAACATCTAGACGAACCGCAGAAAGTCACAATCCCGCAGTATATCGCTGATAAAATCGAGTATTTTAAGGAGTCTGGTGACTGGGATTTGTTTCAAGCAATGGATTATTGCTTTAACTTTAGAGAATGCTCTTCATGGTTAGAAAACAAGAATAACCAAGAAATCTTCGCACAAGCTTGGATTTTCGGCTACGAGGTCGAGAAAGAGAAGCGGTATTTGGTGAAGATGAAAAACATACTAGATAGAGAGAGCTTCTTGAATTTAAGTAATACTACAAAAATTTGGTTTTTTGGAGACAAAAAAGACACAGAGTATGTCTATGTACACCACACTCGTACCGAGCTAGAAGAAGCTGGCTTCGGCTGGGTGTTTGATTGCCCAGGGATTGAGATTGAGGAGGTGGAGTGATGAGAGTGTTCATGGAGTTCGTTGATGACGAAGAAAAACTGGCAGTTGAGAGACTCAATGAATATATTGAAAAAGCCAAAATAGCAACAAGTGGCAAGGCGAAAGTAAAAGTTATAGGTTATCAAGTCGCACGTTACGAACAAATAAACAAAGAAAGAACTTACATTCTTGTCGAGGAGGTCACAGATTGAAACGATTCATAGCTATCTGGATTCTGCTATCTGCTGGATTGAATATCTGGCAGAGTATCCACATTAAAAAACTAGAAGAAAATCGCGCAATTATCGTCTTTAAAGCTGATAACGCAGGCGCCGAAATAATCGGTAAGGTCGTCGAGAAAGAACGACACGGCAAGTTATACACGCTTACGATTCGTGACTACGGGGTGTTCGTGGTTACGAAGGATGTGTATGAGAAAGTGAAAGTTGGGGATGAGGTGAGGATTTAGGTGGATAAAATAGGACACGAAAGACTATTGCTACAAGATCACGTCTGCAATATTATGAACTGGTCAACAGAACGGGAGATAGATAAGTGCAGCAGCAAAAAACAATTGTATAAAATTGTTGAAGAGGTAGGAGAGTTGACCTCTGCCTATCTAAAGAACGATCTTGATAAATTCATGGACGCAATTGGCGATGTGTTTATTGCGATTACAATTTTCTGTCAGCAAGAAAGTCTGAAAGTTATGGAGTTTTATTATCCGGCTGAATATTGCGCGGATTTTAATCAGGCTCTAAATCGACTAATCTTGTCTACTGCCGATATGTTCACTTACAATTGGCATATTGAATCGATTACAAATCTTTTGGGTTCTCTTTCTGACTGTGCTCGCTTGAGAAATGTCTCAATGGTATGTTGTGTGGAAAAATCGTGGAACGAAATCAAAGACCGCAAGGGTAAAATCATCGATGATATGTGGGTTAAGGAGGAGGATTTGGGATGCTAAGATATAGAGCGTGGGATGTGTTATCACAAGAAATGATTGACGAAATACTGATGATTTCATTTGTCAGAAAGGAAATCATAGGGAAGTTTAGCGACGGCTCTACATCGGTTCCGTTAAAATTTGAAGACAAGCGAAACGGAGAGGATGTTATCTTCATGCAATCAACAGACCTAAAAGATAAGAACGGCAAGGAAATCTTTGAGGGGGATATAGTCGATTACAAAGGCAGAAAAGCGATTGTTAATTGGCATGGCTCTTACGCAAGTTTTATCTATAGATTTGTAGATGAATTGCAGGAAAGAAAATCGGAATGGAAACCGCTATATCTTGCTTACTATAAATTTGAAGTGGTCGGAAACGTTCATGAAAATAAAGAGCTTTTGGAGGTAGAAGAATGAAACCAGAAAAAATTGACAACGTAAACAAACCAAGCCACTATCAAGGCTCAAAAGGTCTTGAAGGTATCGAAGTGATTGATAACTTCATTGGCAACTTGCCAGGTAAGGCAGCATGGTGCTGGGGAAATGCTATCAAGTATCTATTGCGCTTCCAGAAGAAGAACGGTCTCGAAGACCTGAAGAAAGCTAGAAAAAATTTAGACTGGCTTATTGAGGAGATGGAACATGGGCAGGAACAATCGAGAGTACGCTCTGTATGACGGTGAAACGTTCATCACTTGCGGGACGATTAAGCAAATCTGTCAAGAGACTGGATTAAAGAAAGGAACCTTGTCATTTTACAAGTCGCAAAAGTACAGAGATAGACTTAAAAATCCAGATGAAGGAATGATACTGATTGAAATCGAGGAGGATGAATGACAGTAAATATCAAGCAACGATTGAAAGCATTACAGTACATTGATATCAAAGCGAAGTCAAAACATCAAGAAATTATCAGTTTGAAGTCAGGCATTTTACGAGGGCAGCAGTTCGACAACATGCCGAAATCAAAAAGTAACACGAACCATTCTGAGGAATTGAATATCTCAATTATCGTTAAGTCTGACGAATTGTATCGAGAAATTCAATCTCTATACAAAGAGCGTGATGACCTTGTGCGAGCTATTGAGTCGCTCGATGATCCAGTAGAGAACATTGTCATGCGACTACTCTATATTGATGGTCTTTCGTGGAAACAGGTCGAAAGAAAGCTGCGGTGCAGTCCTGCGACCATACAGAGAGCGAGAGATAAAGCGATAGCTAAATTAGTTAAAATATTTGATAGTAACGATAGTAAATGATAATTGCAAAATGATATTATTGTATTGTCAGCAGTACGTGAAACGGACTGATGTTTCCTTTAATAATTTTTTGTAACGGTATCAGGGATGCTTAGTCTCTGATGTCGTTATTTTTAAACTTGAAAATGGTCGGCAGTTTAACAAGCAAGGTTGTAGTCTACTTGCAGTTGGAACGTAGCTCAGTTGGTGGAGCGATATGACTATAAAGGGTCTGAGACGTAGGCAGGTTCGAATCCTGTCGTTCCAGTTGTATCTCTGTGAGTAACTATCACAATAGGGGTACAGGGCGGTAATTAGATTTAGGCTGATTAACCTGTAGGACAGAGATAAAGTAGCGCTATATAAGGCTCTGGTGGGGGAGGCACCCACTTACCGCATACAGTCACTCTTTGAGTGGCTTTTTTGATTATAAAAAAGGTGGTGATGGAATGGCATTGACAAAATTGCAGAAAAAATTTGCTGAGGGTATTGCGCTAGGAATGAAACAAGGACAAGCGGCCCGTTATGCTGGCTATTCTGAAAAATCAGCAGACAATTTAGCGACTGAAAACATGAAAAACAATGAAATTCTTGAACACATCGATATTTTACAAGGAGTTAAAAAACAAGCATTACGTCGTCGTTTTCAAGGTATGGCGGAAATCGCATTTGATGAAGTTATTCACGTTTTGAGAGATGAAGATAGTCCTGCACAATCTCGACTTAACGCAGCTAAGATGATTTTGGATTATGCAGGCATGGAAGAACCGAAACACGTCAATGTCACTGCCGATGTCACTACGCAGTCAAATCCACTGGAAGGATTAACAACTGACGAATTAAGGAAGTTGATTGATGATGGATAAAACAGTAATCAAGCAACAAGCCCGTTTTGAACTGGCGCGTCGCGATTTCTTTTATTATTGTCATCTAATGGCAAGCGATTTTTATAAGCCGTCTCGTAAATACTTAGTTGAACTTTGTAATGATTTGCAAGGCTTTTTGAGTGATAGCGAACACAATGTATTGGTTATCAATGAACCACCAAGGCACGGAAAATCAAGAACAGCAGGTATGTTTGTACAATGGCTATTAGGAAATGATAACAACAAAAAGATAATGACAGGCTCATACAATGAAACGTTATCAACTGTGTTCTCAAAGAATGTCAGGAACGCTATTCAGGAAACGAAAGCAGATAAAGACGTTGTTGTGTTTAATGATATCTTTCCAAAAACGCATATCAAGTATGGTGACGCTGCTATGAATTTGTGGAGTCTTGAGGGGGGGTATAATAATTATCTGGCTACAAGTCCCACTGGTACAGCAACCGGTTTTGGTGCTGATATTATCATTGTTGATGACCTTATCAAAAATGCCGAAGAAGCTAACAATGCCACTGTTCTAGAAAAACATTGGGAGTGGTTTAGAAATACTATGCTATCTCGTCTTGAAGAAGGTGGAAAAATTATTATCATCATGACGCGTTGGCATTCGCAAGATTTGGCAGGCAAGGCGCTGGCTGAACTTCCTAAGTCTGATTATAAGGTCAAGCACATCAGTATGAAGGCTTACGACGAAGCAACAGATACAATGCTTTGTGATGAGGTCTTGAGTAAACAGGCATATCTTCAAAAAACCCAAACCATGGGGGCTGATATTGCATCAGCGAACTACCAGCAAGAACCTATTGACATCAAGGGTAGGTTGTACAGTGAATTTAAAACTTATGACATCAAACCAACATTTAAGCGGATTGGTGCTTATACAGATACAGCAGACACAGGTAGCGACTACTTATCGAGCTATATCTATGGTGTAACTTCTGATAATGAAGTCTACATTCTTGATGTTGTGTTTACCAAAGAACCTATGGAAGTTACCGAACCGTTGCTTGCTAGGAAGTTATCAGAACATGATGTAAATACATGCGACATCGAAAGTAATAATGGCGGACGCGGATTTGCTCGAAACGTTGAACGATTGACACAATCAAACTATAACAATCATTACACGATTTTTAATTGGTTTCATCAGTCGCAAAATAAACAAGCTCGCATTTTAACGAATGCGACATGGGCAATGGAGCATATTTATTTTCCCGACAATTGGCGGCATAGATGGCCAGAATTATACCAGGAACTAATGACCTATCAACGCGAAGGTAAGAATGCACATGATGACGCAGCGGACGCTTTGACAGGTATTGTTGAAAGCGTGAATAACAAACTGAAGATGAAAGCCAAAGTTAAACGTAGATCCCACTATGGCTTTTAGAAAGGAATTAAATGTATCAGATTTTAACTTATCCACGAGACGGATACGATGAAACAGCTTTGAGTAAGGAATTGATCTACAAGCTGATTCGCAAGCATACACAAGAACGCAGTCGCTTGCAGAAATTGAAGAAATACTACTTTGGTGATCATGCTATCTTGAATCACACGAGAAGGAATCAGAACGCTCCAAACTTCAAGACAGTAGCTAACCATGCTAAGGATATCGCAGACACGTCTACGGGCTATTTCATGGGCAATCCTATCAAGTATAACAACACTGCCGAGAGTGACCTCGAGCCTTTACTTGAGGCTTTCGACGGTGCCGAAATCGACCAAGTGGATGCGCAAAACGCTCTGAACATGGCTATCTATGGACGTGCTTACGAGTACATCTATGCTAAAGAGGGGGTGACTGAGCTTGATTCGACTAGCGTGGACCCAGAGAATGTATTCATCGTTTACGACGATAGTATCGAACGCAAGGTCTTGTTTGCGGTGTACTACTACGAAATTAAAGATGACACGAAAGATGCGACTAAGTATCAAGCTGAAGTCTTTACTCAGAACTTGCATTATCACATCGTGTTGCGTGATTCGAGCATGGGAACTACACAGAATGAGCAGGTAGAACCTCACAACCTCGGTCAAATCCCAATCATCGAGTATCGTAACAATCATTTAGCGATTGGTGATTATGAGCAACAAATCAGCTTGATTGATGCTTATAATTCATTGATGGGCAACCGAGTAAACGACAAGGAACAAGCAGTCGAGTCTATTCTTGTGCTTTATGGTGCGCAGTTAGCTGACAATCTAGAGGATGCCAGGGAAGCAATGAGCATTCTTGCTGAAGAAGGTCTTTTGGAATTGCCAGCAGATGCCAAAGCTGATTTCTTGAAAAATTCCCTGGACGAGAACGCTACTGAAATCTTGCGCAAGGCTTTGAAAGAAGATATCTACACATTCAGCCATGTGCCGAATTTGACAGATGAGAACTTCGCAGGCAATAGTTCGGGCGTAGCTATGGAATTCAAGCTGTTAGGTCTTGAAATGATAACCAAGACGAAAGAAGCGAATTACAAGCGAGGTCTTAGGCAGCGGATTGCTATCTTCGCTCACTACTTGGGCATGCAGCAGATTGCTCTTGAAGCACATTCAATTGTGCCTCAGTTTAGCCGTGGATTGCCTAAGAACTTGCTTGAATTGTCACAGATTATCAATAATCTTGAGGGCAAGGTCTCACTTCGTCAGCTTATTTCGCTCTTGCCATTCGTTGAAGATCCTGACGCTGAACTTGAAGAACTCGAAGAAGAGAAAGAGAAGAATAAGTACCGTGTGCCGTTCTTTAATCAAGCGAACACGAAGCCGGACGAAGAGGTAGCAGATGAAGAACAAGGACTACTGGACCAAGAGAAAGGCTAATCTCATCTATGAGCAGATGGACAAGGCTGAGAAACAAGCGGACAAGTTTGACCAAATTTACAAGCAGTCTAAAGCCTATCTAGACAAGCAAATCAACAAAGTCTTTGATAAATTCCAACGTGATTATGGTTTGAGCGAGCGTGATGCTAGACAGGTCTTGAAAAACATGAAGGGCCAGAAGGACTTAAACGAACTTCGCAAGGTTCTTGAAGCGAGACCGAATGACCCGAATATCCAACGACTGCTTGCTGATTTGGATAGTCCAGCTTATGCTTATCGCATGAAGCGTCTAGAGCGTCTAAACGATGACCTAGATCGTATGCGTGAGTCTATCTATCGCTCTGAAAAATCAGGCTCAGATGCCTTTTATAGCGACTTGATGAAAGATAGCTACTACAAGGCTACTTTTGACTTGCAGCAACAGACGGGACTCGCTTATAGCTTCTCTGACCTACCTGAGACTGAAATCAAGCGCCTGAGGGGGCTAAAATGGACAGGAGAGGGCTATTCGGATAGGATATGGTCAAATACCGGGGAACTCGCTTCAAGTGTAAAAGACGAGCTCCTGATAAGTCTTATGACTGGCCGAAGCGTAAGAGACACATCTCAAGCTATTGCTGAACGGTTCGGAGTAGGTCAAAACAACGCAAGGCGTTTAATTCGTACTGAGTCAGCGTTCTTTCACAACCAGATGGAACTGCTAAGCTACGAAGATGCCGAAATCATAAAATACAAATTTGTGGCAGTATTGGACAGACGGACGTCACACATCTGTCAAGAGCATGACAACAAGGTCTATGACACGGACAAGGCTGTTCCTGGTGTGAACTATCCACCTCTGCATCCGTGGTGTAGGTCTACGACTATCGCGCACGACGAGGACGCAGATTACAGCAAACTAGAGCGACGAGCGAGAAATCCTGAAACAGGTAAGACCGAGCTAGTACCTGCTGATATGAGTTATGACGAATGGTATAGCAAGTATGTGGACGGTAAGGAAGTTGTTAAGGAATCTAAGTCAGAAGTGGCTGACAAGGTTTTTGTAGCTGATAAACCAAATGAAATAGACGACTTCTTTAAGAAACAAAAATCTTATCAGAAGTGGTATAATGAACTTACAGATGAAGAAAAGAACGCTATTTATACTTACACTAAAAGTGATTACCACAACTTTAATAATATTAAACGCTTTGGAATTGATAAAGCATTTAAGCTTAGTGAAGAATTTTGGTTAGAAGAACACGGTGAAGCCGATTTAAACCTTGCTTTGGAACGAGTTAGAGAAGCAAATACTAAAATACCTTTCCTTGAAAAAGCTTTGTCAGATTTTGCCCCTGAAAAATCGTTTAAAGTTTTCAGAGGTACTGGCTCTGTTTCTGCTTTAGGAGAAGATTTGGGGTATATGGATTTAGAGGTTGGACAAAAACTTACTTTGGACAAGTCGTTCACTTCGTTTAGTTTGGATAAGAATTATGCTAGAGAGTTCGCTATTGACGGTGACGGTGCAAATATTCTATTTGAGGTTACTGTTAAGAAAGGACAGAAGACAGGGGCTTATATCGCTGAATTGTCAGATTTCAACCCTGAAAAAGAATATCTGATGAAACCTAACTTGAAATATAACGTTATTTCTAAAAAAGAAACAGAAGACGGTCTACTAGTTTATGGTTTGGAGGTGCTAGAAAATGGGTCTTGATAAAGATTTTGTACAAAAGATTTTTTCTAAGGGCGAAGATAGAGTGAATAGATCTATTTTTGTAAAACCAGAAGAACTTATTGAAATATCTGATGAAGATTTGAGGTATTTTGGTGAGGGTATCTTTTATTGTTTACCTGATAACGAATTTGTAAAAAATAACAAGGAAAAAATCAAAAAAGATTATAACTTATCTAAAGAAATGCCAAAAATAAATGGTATTTATTTACCTACATTCTTAAAAATGAGGTCATGGGATAGAATTAGAAAAACTAAACCAACCTTAAAAGAAATTATCAACATGACAAAAAAAGAAAGCATTTAGAAATTCTAAGTGCTTTTTTCGTGCTCAGACCAGAAAGGAGAATTTGATGAATAAGTACAAAAAGTTGATAGAATTGATTGAAAATAACGGTCTCGAGATACAATCGAAGAAATGTTATGATCCGCAGAGTGCATGGACTGGAAAACATTTATGGATTGTCGATAAGAAAAACCAAAATAAAATTTTTGATTTATCGGGTAACGGTTACTGTTTTCATGACACTAAAGTTGAGGAAGCCATTGAAGAAGTTGAAAAGTATTTGTCTCTTAAAAACATGAATGCTTTTGATGATTTCAAAAAATGGGTAGAAAAGAATGCCAAGCCTCAAGAGAATGCTTAGAAAGGAGTAAACTATGTTCATTTGGGAATGGATAGCAATCGCTTTCGGGTGGTTGGTATTCTTTTGGTTATTCGTTTTAATTGCAGGAACTATTCTTGCGATTTTAACAGGTTTCAAAAACAGAAAGTAGGTGATCCAGAATCTTGACAGGCAGGAATAGACTGCTATAAACCGTGTCGAATTCGATGCGGTTTTTATATTTAAGAAAGGAACAGAAAAAATGGAATCTTGGAAAGAACGATTTAAAAAAGAATACTACGAATTGAGAGAACGATTCCAAAAGTTAGACATGATGATTGGCCAATACGAAAAAGGACAACTAGAGTTCGAACCTAAATGTCCTATCGATTTGTTAAAAAGTCAGCGTTCGACTATGTGGAATTATTTAAAAATTCTAGAACAACGTGCAAAAATTGAAGAAATTAAACTGTAGAAACTAACCGTATGGAATCCCGTACGGTTTTTATGCGCACGAAGGGGAGATAGTTCGATCCTATCTCACGGGTTAATCAAGTTCGAGTCTTGAAATCTGGCGGGTGGTTCGAGTCCACCGGTGCGCGTTATTGTCCAAGCATTGAAGACTCTAAAAGCTATGGAATTATACAGTCGGGGACGACTTTAAAAATAGGAGGTTCGCAATGAACGAAGAAACACAAACAGTCGAAACGGTTGAAGAACAAAAGGTACCTGCAGAACCTGCACAACAACCGCAAGACGAGAAGAAGTACACGGATGCAGAAGTCGATGCCATCATCGACAAGAAATTTGCTAAGTGGAAATCAGAGCAAGAAGCCAAGGAAAACGAAGCTAAGAAACTTGCTAAGATGAACGCTGACGAAAAACAGAAATATCAGTTAGATCAGCGTGAGCAAGAACTGGCCAATCGTGAACAAGCTATTGCTCGTAAGGAATTGACCGCAGAAGCTAAGACGATGCTAAGCGAACGTGGCTTACCAGTTGAATTAGTAGCCGTGGTTGATTTATCAAATGCTGAAGCTGTGACTGAATCAGTCGCAAGCATTCAGAAGACATGGGAGGATGCAGTTCAAAAAGGTGTATCTGACCGCATGAAGGGTAGCGCACCTATTAAAACTGCGCCAGCAAATCAGCAAGAAGTTGTAGAAAAATGGAAAAAAGACTTTTTGCGCTAGAAAATAAAAAAATGAGGTAAAATAAATGGCATTTGAAGCATTAAACACAGCAGAATCACGCAAGCGACACCTTGGAATTATCGAGGATGTTCTTGCAGTTAATTCATACGCAACACCGCTCTTGACACCAAGTGAAGCAGTCACTCTAAACGGTCGCTCTTTCACAGTCGCAACAGGTAACACAACAGAACTCAAAGATTATAAACGTAACAAAGACAATGAATTTGACCACGTTGAAGTTGAAGAAAAAGTCTACACTCTTGAAGAAGAAAAATACTGGGGGCGTTTCGTTGACCAATTGGACGAACGTGACTCGAATGGTCAAGTAAATATTGAGTACGTAATTGCTCGTCAGGCTGCCGAAGTAGTCGCTCCGTACCTTGACAAACTTCGTTTTGATGCAGCGCTTGGCAACGTAAGCGATAACGTGGTTATGGGCAAAGATAAAGGCGCAAACAACGCTTACAATGCGGTTCTTGATGTGTCTGAGAAATTGGATGAACTTGGAATTACAAAAGAACGCTTGCTCTTCGTGACTCCAAGTTTCTACAAAGCTATCAAGTCTGAAATCGTACGCTTGCCACAAGGTGACGCAGACAAGAAAGTTCTTGGCAAAGGATATGTTGGTGAATTGGATGACTACACAGTCTACAAAGTACCTTCTAAATTCTTGCCAAATGTAAATGCCCTTGCAACTGCTCCTGGTGTTGTGACATCACCAATTCAAATTGACAACACTAAGTACAACGACAACGTACCTGGTCGATTTGGCGAATTGGTAGAACAATTGCTCTACACTGGAGCTTATGTTCTTGAACATTTCCAAAAATACATCATCACAATTGCAGATACTAAACCTGCTGCTAAAAAATCAGCCCAAGGCAAGACAGTAAACCGAGCTAAAGCGTGGAAGGCTGGAACAACCTACAAAGAAGGTGACACAGTAACGCACGAGGACAAAGTCTACGTTGCAATCAAAGAAATCACTAGCTCAACCAACGCACCAGATTCTGACTCAGCTAACTGGAAGGTCAAGAAATAAGGTCTAATCTATGAAAGTCAGAGTAAAACAAGCGTTCAATGACTGGCAAGCGAAAGTAAGACGACATGAGAACGATGTTTTTGAGATGACGGGTGAGCGATTCAACGAATTGTCGCACAATCTCAAGAGCGAGTTCTCAGTCGATATCGCAGACGTTGTCGAGATCATTGATGAAACCGAAATCCAAGGAGACGAGATGACTCCTTTTGACTAGGAGGTCTTATGGAACTTGAAAAACTAAAATCATTGACGGGCGAGAGTGACGAAACAGTCCTCTCGTCTTTGCTTTTAAGGGCTAAAAACATCATTTTATCTGAAACAAACCGAGACAAGCTGACGTCCGCGCTCGACAGACTACTACCTGAACTTGTAATTGAGCTCTACAACCGCTCAGGAAGTGAGGGAGAGCAGTCTAGGAGCGAGGGTGGCATATCCGTTACCTATGGCGAAAACGGATTGTCTACGGGCCTTTTACAGCGTATTCGGATGCATCGATTAGCGAGGGTGGCAGGTCATGTTTTTGAAAAATAGTAGACTGAAGCCTTATAACCTCAAACGGTTCAAGAAGACTGTAACGAATGAGGGACTCGCTAAAGAAGGATATGCGGATGAGGTCGAAGAGGTAATGCTTGAATTGTGGCCAGCAACTAGCAAGTTACAATCTGAGATTTACGGTGACCGTATCAACGATATCCTGAATGCAAATACGAGCAAGGATGCAGATATTAACGTGAAAGATGGTGTCTGTATTGATAGCAAGACGGACGTCACGCATCGAGTTATCTCAAAGAAAGTGTACAGTCATCATCAAGTTTTGGAGTTAGAACGTGTCAGGTTTAATCGGAGCAAATAGCTTAATCGCTAAATGCCGTAAGCTGTACGGTGCAAAGAGCAACAAGATAGTAGGACAAGCGGTCTTGTATGCTTCTAAAACAGTCGTACAAGCTGAAGCGAAACTCAGAGCACCAGCGAATGAGGGCGAGTTGAGAAATAGCATCAGAGTGCGGTTAAAAGTAAATGGCAACAAGATATCGGGTGAAGTCTTTACAAATTCAGACCACGCTGCCTATGTCGAACTCGGAACGGGTCCGAAAGGGCAGGCTAACCACTCGGGCACATCCCCCGAAGTTAGCGTGTCTTATCGATCTACGCCCTGGTACGTGCATGAAGACCAAATCAACGTAGGACCTTACCACTTTGCCAAAAGAGGGGAGTTTTACAAAATGTATGGTCAACCTGCGCAACCTTACTTGTATCCTGCTTTGAAAGATAACCACGACCGTGTGTCAAGCAACATCTCAAAATACGTTAGTAGAAAGATAAGAGAACAGATAAAATGATTAACATTAAGCCTTTAATTTACAAAGAATTGCAAAAGGTCGCAGATAACGTGACCGATACTTATCCAAGCGACTGGGAGAATGTTCCAGTCGTCATTTTTTTGGAAGAACAAAATAAACCTGGTGAATGGTTCGATGATCAAGAGAAAAAGTCGCATATCCGCTACAAGGTGGATATCTTCGACAAAGATAGCACAAGCGATTTAGCGGTCAAAATCAATGAAATCTTCGCATCTTTAGGATTGCGAAGAACAGATTGTCAGGATGTACCTGATCCGTCGCATTTGCGTCACAAGTTGATGCGCTTCGAGGGAATCGTTGACCTGAATTCACAATTGGTTTATCAGTATAGAATGGAGAATTAATACATGTTAGCAAACGGAATTAAGCTTGCTTTTAGTAAAACTAAAGGCGATTATCAAAATCTTGTAGGTTTGAAAGAAGTGCCTGAATTTGGTATTGAACCTGAAAAAGTCGAGAATACGACTCTTGCAGACAAGGTTAAGAAATACGAATTTGGTATTGGTGACGCTGGGGAACTTGAGTACAAGTTCGCTTATGATAACACAACTGCCACTTCACCTTATCGTGTCTTGCGTAATGCTGCAGACAACAAGGAGAAGCTCTACTTTGAGCAAACATACCCAGACAATACCAAGGTTACTTTTGAAGGTCAAGTATCCGTTAAATTGGGCGGTGGCGGAGTGAACTCTGTTATCGAATTCACACTCAAGATTGCATTGCAGTCTGAATTGACATTTGTTGATGGAATTGGAGGTTAATAGATGGCTCTACCATACGCAACTTGGAAAGTTAGTGAGGATAATGAGTTGAAACTCCGCCTTACTTCCTTGCAAGCTACGAAAGTTGAAGAAAAAATCGGAGCAAACTTACTCAAGGTATTAATGCCCGCTGAAGGTGAAACCTTTGCTTTGCCACCACTGAAAGTCATGTTGCTACTGACCCATGGAGCACTTCAAAAGTTCGAGCATGGACTCTCATTTGAAGATGTATCTGACCTATACGACGACTATGTTGACAACGGTGGGGATCAGGCAGCATTCATGGCAGACGTCATCTTGCCAACGCTTCAAGTATCGGGTTTTATGCCACGGGAGAAGGAAGGCAAGAAGAAAGCTCCCAAGAAATAAAAAGCCAAAATGGAAGTAGTCGATTAGAAGAGACTACTGTCCATTCAGTAAAAGAAATGGTCGAGAGGTTATACCCTATGTTCTTGGACATCGGGGGAAAGCCTCTCGATTTTTGGGATTTGACGGTACTTGAAATCAGAGAAATGATTGAAAGCTATAATCGTGTCACGATTCAAAAGCAAAAAGAAAAAATCATTGAATCTTACAGACTTTCGCAGATGATTGCAAATAATGTATCCATGTTACTTTCAAAAGATGCTAAACCGCTTGAAGTATGGGATTATGCTCCTGAACTTTTTGAAAAAGAACGAGAGCAAGTGGAACAAGCGAGATTGGCTCAAGAATTGAAATTGCATAAGGAACGCATGCGCATGTTTGCCGAAAGTCACAATCGAAAAATGAAAATGAAAGGAGAATAGATGGGAGTTACTCTTGACGAGCTCAAGGTTATGATTGATGCTGAAATCGCACCTTTCAAGAACAAGATGAAAGAAGTCGAGAACAAGGTCAAAGATGCCTCTAACAAAGTACAGTCATCAACCGACAAAATCAAGGCACAGTCCGGCTCAATGCTTAGCGTTTTTGGTAAACTAGCCAAATTCGCTGGATTTGCCTATCTTGGCAAGAAGTTGCTTGATGTCGGCATGTACTCAACGCAGATGGCTCTTGAAGTCACAGCATCGATTAACCAAATCAAGCGTCAAATGGGCGAGAGCTCACAGACATTCTTAAAATGGGTCAACGATAACGCAAACGCTATGAACATGGGTGTTGGTGAGGCGACAAAATACGGGGCGGTGTATTCAAACCTATTTTCTGGCTTTATCAAGGACTCGAACAAGCTGAGCGCATACACTGCTAAGATGCTTCAAACATCTGCAGTAGTAGCTGAAGGTTCAGGTCGCAGCATTACAGACGTTATGGAGCGTATTCGCTCTGGTTTGCTAGGGAATACGGAAGCGATAGACTTTTGTCGCACCGCTTAGAAATAGGCGGATTAAGAACTTACCAAAATCGGTAGAACTCTAAATTTTAATTTGTAACCTCGGTATAAATGTGATATAATATACTTAGTTAAAAAGAGGTGATATTATGGGCATTATATACGAAATTAAATGTACCAAAACAGGAAGAAGTTATTTTGGTCAATCCAATAATATAAAAAGACGATTCGATGACCACAAATACAAACTTCGTCATAACCAGCATTATTCAAAAGAAATGCAAGATGATTTTAACTTGTTTGGAGAATCAGAGTTTCAATTTTCTATTTTAGAAGAAGTATCTGATAACAACTTAGATGAGAGAGAAAGTTATTGGATATCATCATCTGACAATGTATATAATATTGAGGGCGGAGGAGTTAAAACAAAGCGAATTGCTGAAAGCACTAAAGAGAAATTGAGTGTTAAAGCAAAAGCGAGGTATAAAACTCACGCAAAATATTTTAACAACCCAACCGCTATAAAAAAACGGTCAATATCAAATACAGGAAAAAAACGAGATGATGATTTTAGAAAGAAAATGAGCGATATAGCCAAAAAAAGAATAGGTTCTAAGAACTCATTCTTTGGTAAAAAGCACTCTGAAGAAACAAAACGAAAAATCAGCGAAGCCAATAAAGGGAAATATGATGGTGGCAAACCTAAAATTCCTATCATGGCTATTCATCTTGAAACTGGAGAAACAAGGAAGTACACATCAAAAAGTGATGCTTCAAAAGATATTTTCCCAGCTAGGTCTTTTATTGACAAAGTTTTGAATGGTGAAAAGAAGCATTATAAAGGGTACACTTTTAAAGAATTAAAACATGACGATACCGAGGTAAACTAAGCAATTAAAAAGGCTTAGTCACCGTAGAGCATAGGGATTGAACCTGTGCTTTTTGTTTTGTCAAAAAGTATAGAATAAAATATCCCCACGAGTGGTAAGCGCCTAAACAATTCGGTTGTAGGTGAAAATATATGCCGAACTTACAAGAAATTGTAAGAAGTATGGATAAAAAGCCATGCGATAACATTATTGAGAAGACCTAGGAATCAACGTCAATGTGGCCATGATTCAATCGACTGAAGCGTTCAAACGCTTTGCAAATGGTCAAAGTTGGGACCAACTCGACTATCAGACTCAACAGCAAATCCGTTTAATGGCCATCTTGGAGCAGGCAACTGCCAAGTATGGCACGACCTTGTCACAGTCGGTCAATGGACGTATTAGCTTGTTTAAATCACTATTGAAGGATGCCGCCTTAAACGTAGGTAATGCCTTCTTACCGATTATCAATGCTATCATGCCAGTCTTAAATTCATTCGCAATGGTCTTGAAGAATGTGACTGCTAAACTCGCTGAGTTTATCGCTTTGATGTTCAATAAGAAAGCGACTGTAAAAGACGGTGTGGCTGGCGCAGTCGGCGATATGAACGGAGCCTTACAAGATGCTTCATCTGGCGCAGGCGACCTTGCAGATGCCATGGGTGATGCTGACGATGCTTCAGGCGGTCTAGCTGATAACCTTGGAGATTCAGCTAAAAATGCGAAAAAAGCAGTAAAAGAACTGCTTGGACTAGCCGGTTTCGACGAAATCACACTCTTGAACAAGAAGGACTATTCGGACGACGGAGGCTCTGGTGGTTCAGGCGGCGGAGGAGGCAAAGGTAAGAAAGGAAAAGGCGGAAGCGGACCTTTCAAGGATATCTTGCCAGAAGTAGCCTTGACCGACATGGATAACCAATTCAAGAGCATTTTTGACGGGTTAGGAGATAAGCTGAAAGGTTTATCTGACCTATTTAGCAAAGGGTTCTCTGCTGCATTCAGAGCTGAAGGTTTAGAACGTATCAAGAATGCTTTAGGTCGAATCAGAAAGACACTTGAAGAAATCGCTACTGATCCACGAGTAGTTAATGCTTTCAATGGTATGACCGAGAAAATCGCTTATGCATTGGGGCAGATAGCGGGCTCTATCGGCACAATTGGAGTTGGTATCGGTGTTTTCCTCGCCGAAAGTATCGCAAACGGTCTAGGACGCCAAAAAGAGCGTATTATTCGCTCTCTAGTAGCTCAGTTCGAGAACACGGGCAATATCTTCGCATCGGCTGGAAATATCGCTCAGGCATTCGCAGACGGCTTCTATGATGTCATAACATCGACCGGTGCTATTCGTATTGGAAGTGCGCTTGTATCTTCATTTTTTGCTATCGATTCAAGCATTAGAGAAATCAGCTTCAAAATTGGCGGAGACCTTATGAAAGGTCTTGAGCAAATAATCACAGAGAACATGCCTGGTATCGCTGAGGCACTCTCAAACACTTTGTCAGATATCGCTCCTATTTTCGAGAGTGCTGAACAAGCAATCAATGATATGACCGACTCAATTAGTCGTGTGTATGATCAATACATTCGTCCGACGATTGAGTCATCAACTAAGGCCATATCTGGTTTTGTTAGCGTATTTGTAAAAGGCTGGAACAATCATATTCAACCAGTCATCCAGAAAATCGGTCAAGGTTTCTCAGACACAATCGGTAAGCACATTTCACCATTTGTTCAAAAGATTTTGGACATGGTCGCTAGCTTCCAAGAAATGTCACAAGTCATTAACGCTTATGTAGGTCCTGTGATTGGTTTTATCGTCGAGCAATTAACAAGAGTTCTGGCTCCAACTCTTGAATATATCGGAGAAGTCTTCCGTGTATTATTCAATACAGTCGCTGATATACTTGGGGGCATAGCGGACTTCCTTAAGGGTGTGTTTGATATCATCACTGGTATTCTTACGAGTGATATGAGTAAGATTTTTGATGGTTTCACCGAAACAGGCGATGCTATCATGAACATCCTATCAACGCTTCTCACAGCTTTGCTAGATTTAACAGTAGCGGTTTTAAAAGTTATCTGGGACACGATTGTAGCAATCTTCCAAGCAATTTGGGATGGTATCGTGGCTATCTTCACACCGATTGGCGAATGGTTCTCAGAACGCTGGAACGACATCACAACCGTTCTAGCCGACGTAGCTAAATGGTTTGGCGATATGTTCCAGAAAGCTTGGAACGCTCTAACGAATGTATTCTCTTCAATCGGCACTTGGTTCGGTGAGCGTTGGAACGATGTAACGACTGCGCTTTCAAACGTTGCAACGTGGTTCGGGAATATCTTCAAGACTGCATTTGAAGCGGTTAAGAACGCATTCAGCACGATTGGAAGCTTCTTCAGCGGTGTTTGGACCACGGTCAAGAACATCTTCGTGAATGCTGGTCAAATGGTCGGTAGCGCAGTAGGTGGAGCATTCAAGAGCGCAGTTAATGCGGTTCTTGGTACGATCGAAAACGTGGTCAATGGTTTTATTGGCATGATTAACGGCGTTATCGGCTTAATCAACAAGATTCCGGGCGTATCTCTTGGAAGCGTTGGCTATGTAAGTCTACCTCGATTAGCCCGTGGTGGTATCGTTGATAGTCCTACCGTAGCCATGATTGGTGAAGCTGGTAAAGAGGTCGTTATGCCACTTGAGAACACTGGTTTCTTACAGACTATGGGGCGCATCGTAGGTGGTGCGGTAGTCAATGCCTTGGGTGGTGGTTTACCACAATCTGGAGGCTTTAGCGGTAGTGGTGACATCGTCATCATGGTTGGCGGACACGAATTTGGACGTGTAGCTATTCAAGAAATCAATCGAGAGCAAGAACGTGCAGGACAAGTCTTGCTTAACATTTAAAGGGAGGTAAAATGGCACGCTTAATTATTAACGGGGTGGCTGTTAAGCCTCCCAAATCTTTTCAAGTCGGTATCCAAGACATCGACGGAGAGACTGGTCGAAACGCTAACGGAGACATGGTTCGTGACCGTATCACGACCAAGCGGAAGTTAGATTGTGAATGGGGCATGCTGACTCAGGATGAAATGAGTCAGCTTTTAAATGCCGTCTCAGCGGTCTTTTTTGAGGTCTCATACCCTGACCCAGTAAGAGGTCAAACAACAGGTACTTTTTACGTTGGAGACCGAACTGCTCCAAGTTATTCGTTTACTGAACAGTTCAAACCATGGTCGGGCGCAAAGTTTAATCTGGTAGAAAGGTAGGTTAGAACATGGATATATTCAGACGAAAGAAATTTGATGAAGCGATGTTTGCTAGAAATCGCACCCTTGCTATCAGAGTAGGACAGTATCAATCAAGTGATATCAAAGAAGCTAGCTTTGATTATGGCTATATCAAGGGTGATGCTTACAAGCCGGGCGGAACGTGTGCTGGTAGTGCTAAAATCACGTTCACAAGCATCATCACATCATTCAATAAGCTAGATAAGGTTTACCCTGAAATCGGTCTTTTGGTAGACGGAACCTATGAATGGGTCAAAATGGGTGAATACTTCATCAATGACATTGAGATTGACCGAAACCGTAACACGACCAAGCTTGACCTTATGGACGGGATGTTCAAACTCAATCGACCGTATGAGTCAAGTTTGACCTATCCGGCTCCTATTCAAAAGGTCGTTGCTGAGATTGCAAATCAGACTGGCGTAAAGTTAGAAGATGCATATTTTGACGCTACAGATTTAACTGGACAAGTCTATTACATTGACAAGAAGCCAGATGGCAAAAAATCGACCTATCGGGATGTCTTGAGCCTTGCAACTCAAATCCTTGGTCGCTCTTGTTTCTTCAATCGAGACGGCAATCTTGAAATTCGAGAACTGATTGATTCAGGACTCGTGGTTACAGCAGATAGCTATTTCATGCACGGATTGACCAAGAGTGAAGTCCAGTATCAGATTGCAGGGATTTCTTGTAAAAAAGATAAAGAAACACTCACGGTCGGCTTGCGAACTGGTCGGTCTCTTGAAATTGAAAATAGCTTGATGACACAGTCAACGCTGGATAATCTCTATCACAAAATCAAGGATATTCGTTATTATCCATTTAACTTAAATTATCAAGGTCATCTCTTACTTGACGTTGGCCAGTGGGTGACTATCAAGACGAACAAGGGTGAGACGTTCAAATCCCCAGTATTGAGCCAGTCATTCACATTTAAGGGCGGACTGCGTGGCCGTATCAGTGCAGACAGTAAAGCTGGCAACGATGCTCAGTATTCATACGCAGGAACGCTCACGAAGAAAATTGAGCAATTCAGCGAATTTGAAAAGCAAATTCAAAACCAAATCGAAGAAGCTGATAAGGGGTTTGACAAGAAAGTCGAGAAAATCAAGAATGACTTTAACGACCAAGTCGAACTGGCCAAAGCAAAAGTAGAAGAGGTCAAGAAAAGTCTGACAGAGACAATCGACCAGCGTTTTCGTGATTTCGATAGCGCAGGTTTGAATGAAATCAAGAAAAAAGCAGATGAAGCCTTGCGAAATGCTGGTGCGAGCTCATCTCTTGCTCAAGAAGCGAAACAAATCAGTGAGCAAGTGAGGCGGCAACTTGATAATAAGGCTGACCTCGTCGAATTTCAGCGAGTGAAAGAAACTAATCAGCTCTATGAGCGCATTATTGGTAGTAGCGAGTCTGATATTGCTGAAAAAGTCTCAAGGATTGCCTTAACTAATCAGTTGTTCCAGGTTGAGGTGGCTAAAAATGTCGGAGATAGCCGAAATTATGTCAGAAACGCTGATTTTAGGGATGGTTCTAAAAAATGGAAAGAATCGGATATAGCTGGATTAAATTTCAACTATGAACATTCATCGCAAAATCGAAATAAATCGGGCGTGCATATTTATGGTACATCTATAAATGCTCGTTATTTTGGATTGCAACAGACATTCAAAATCGAACTAAAAAAATCCGACAAAATCACTCTTTCTTTTTTGGTTTCAAAAGATGGATACAATACTTTTTCTGGCCTAAATGTTGGTTTACATTATAGGAAAGACGGTGCAATAAAATCACAGGCGTGGAAGGAGATTCAAAATAGCGACATAACTTCATCCATTTATAAAAAACTTAATTTTAACTATGAGTTACCAGTTGATATCGATGAAATCAATTTAATGTTTTATGGAAATCCCGGAAAATCAATAAACCTTTACATTTCAGAAGTAAAACTTGAAACTGGAAGCAATGCGAAACCCTTCACGCTAGCCCCTGAAGACACCGACGAAGCTGTTCGTACAGTCCAAAATCAACTTTCTGGCTCATGGGCAGTTCAGAACCTCAACAGCGCTGGCTCTATCATTTCGCAAATCAACGCTACAAACAATCAAATTTTGATTGAGGCAGAAAAAATTCGATTAAAGGGTAAGACCTTGCTTGACGAATTAACGGCTATTGATGGTTACTTCAAGCGATTGTTTGTGGGTGAGGGTAACTTTGCCAAGTTGAATGCTGAGATTATCGGAGCGAATACTATCACAGCTGATAAATTGGTCATGGACCAAGCAATGGCTAGAATGTTTGTTTCGAGCGATATCTTCACGGATACGCTTGCTGCTAAAGAAGCCTTTATCAATAAACTTCGGTCTGTTGTAGTGTCTGCGACTTTATTTGAAGGTTTCAAGGGTCGAATCGGTGGCTTCCAAATCGGTACGCATGACAAAGACCCGTCTGCTTATTGGTTGACTGGCCAGAACCAGTTCTCTGTCGGAATGAGCAGCGGTAGTAATAATACTAATTGGACTCGAACTGCTCTTTGGGTGAATTGGGGCGATAATTGGGAGAGCCCTGGGAATGACGCTTGGTTCGTAAGGCAAAATGGTCGAATGTTTTGCTACAGCCGTGCTGAATTCTGGGACACCCCAATTATTCACGGAAATCTTCAAGTAACAGGTAATATTTACTACGCTAAGGAATCAGGATTGTGGGCTTACTGGATTTCATCGCCAGAGTATTCAAGTATCGCACCTTCAAATAATTATCTGTATCTCTATCGCGCTAATTCAAGCTACGACTGGATTCCAATGAATAAGGAAATCTCAGACCGTAGATACAAGCACAATATCGAAGCTAGTACAGTTTCCGGTCTTGATATTGTCGAAAAACTCAAGACGTACTCTTATTGCAAGGAATACGATGGCAAAAACGAAGATATCGCTTGCGGTATTATGGCGCAGGATGTACAGAAGTACGTTCCTGAAGCATTTTATGAAAATCCAGACGGCGCTTACTCATACAGAACTTTTGAACTTGTGCCTTATCTAATCAAGGCCATTCAAGAACTCAATCAAAAAATACATAAATTGGAGAAAAAACATGACAGAACAGGACAAACAAATCAGCAGCCTGACAATTAAATCTTTAGGTGAAAAAGTCGGTAATGAGGCTACTCAATCGGCCACACTCGAAGCGCTCTATACAGTAACTGCGATGGAGCTTGAGCAGATGAAGCAAATCATCGAATCGGACGAAAAACTCAAAGCGAAATTTGAAGAAGTGAAAGGAAAAATGGTAAATGGCAATCAATAACTATGAACTCGCAGGAAAGCCCTACACTCGTGGCCTTGGGGATAACCTCAAGACCGTGGTTGAAATTCGTCTTTCAGATGGTACCCGTTACAGTACGAACCTGCGTGAACTGGCAGGTGATCGTACAACTGAGCAAGAGGATGTCTTGATTCAAGCCGTGCTGGATATTATCAAGGCTGAGCTAGACCCAGGCTCAGCAATTGTGAAGGCACAAGCTAAACTTGAAGAGGCTGAGCATAAAATCGCTGAGAACGCAAATAAGCAAAATGAACTCTCTGAACTTGTTAAACAGACTCAAGAGAACGCTCATTTAAGCGGTAAATTGATTCATATCATGGTCTTGAACTCGGTCATGAGCAAGAACATCGAGTACGGTACGACCTACAAAGAGTTGGTTGAGTTAATTCAACCGGCCGAGATTGGGAAGACCTACTTACCACATGACCTGATTACCATTGAAGACCCTGAGCACATTGAAGTGAATGGCGAAGGCAAGCGCATCCTAGTGCAGCTTAATAAAGAATTCACATACAACGGCGAGCCTGTCAGCGCATTTGTGACAAATGGTATTTTGGAACAAAACGGAACTGGTGTCGCTTGGAAATTTGAAGGGAAAGAATAGGGGTGCTTATGCCAGGATATGAACGACTAATCTTGCAAATCTTTCTCTCTCTAATTCCTGTTATCGGTCTTTATTTTTCGATGAAAGATAAAGCAACGAAGCAGGAGAATCGTCTCACGATTTTGGAGAAAGACATCGAGAATTTGCATGAATTCAAGACATCGGCCAATAAAAGGCTCGATAACCACGACGAACAGAATAAGGCTATCTTGGTCCTGGCCGAGCAGGTAAAATCGCTTGGTGAGGATGTAAGAGAGCTTAAAAGCTTAATTCAAAACAAACAACAATAAAAAGGAGAAACTAAAAATGATTAACTGGAAATTGCGCTTGCAAAACAAAACAACACTCATTGCTCTTCTTGGAGCAATCTTCCTTATGGCCCAACAATTTGGCCTTGAAATCCCCAAAAATATCCAGGACGGTGTGAACACATTCGTTTACATCCTGGTATTGATTGGTGTCGTGAATGACCCAACCACAGCAGGGATTTCGGACAGCAAACGGGCTCTTGACTATCAAGAACCAAGCGAAGATTAGGAGAAAACAATGAAGAAAAACGACTTATTCATCGATGTATCTAGCCACAATGGATACGATATTACAGGTATCTTGGCTGACATGGGTACACAGAATACTATTATCAAAGTTTCTGAAAGTACAAATTACCTAAACCCTTGCCTGTCTGCTCAAGTTGAGCAATCCACACCAGTTGGATTCTATCATTTTGCTTGGTTTGGTGGTGACATTGAAGAAGCTGAGCGAGAAGCACGTTACTTCCTTGATAATGTACCTACAAAAGTTCAATATCTAGTGCTTGACTACGAAGACCACGCAAGCGACGACGTGCAAGCAAATACTGATGCGTGCTTACGCTTTATGCAAATTCTTGCTAATGCTGGATATAAGCCTATTTACTATAGTTATAAACCGTTTACGCTCAATAACATTGATTATCAACAAATTTTGGCACAGTTCCCGAATAGCCTTTGGATTGCCGGGTATGGTTTAAACGATGGTAACGCTGACTTTGAATATTTCCCAAGTATGGACGGAATCCGTTGGTGGCAATATTCTTCAAATCCGTACGACAAAAACATTGTTTTACTAGATGACGAAGAAGCTAAACCTAAATGGAAAAAGAATGATACCGGATGGTGGTATGAATATCCTGACGGATCTTACCCAAAAGACAAATGGGAAAAGATTGATGGTATCTGGTATTGCTTCGACGAGAGAGGTTATTCAATAGCTTCTCGCTGGTTGAAGGATGATAGTAAGTGGTATTATCTCAAAGAAAATGGCGCAATGGCCATTGGTTGGGTGCTTGTGAATGGCAAATGGTACTATCTTGATGCTTCAGGAGCGATGGTCACTGGTTGGGTTCAATACAAGGACAAACTATACCATCTCAAAGAAGAAAATGGCGAAATGTCTTCAAAAGAACTTGTCAAAGTCGAAGGAGGCTGGTACTACGTCAACGAAGATGGCAGCCGTTCAGACAAACCAGCATTTGATGTATTACCTGATGGACTAATTGTTACTACAAAATAATTTTTTTAAAACAGAAAGGAAAATTTCTAAAATATTGTTCTAGTTGTAACCGCAGGCAATAGCTTGCGGTTTTTTTGTTTGCTCTGGAAAGGTTGGATTTAAAATCCAAGCTATTTCTCTGAAAGTAATTTCAGAATAAAAAAGTAATGATTTTTTCACTACTTTTTTTAATTTCTTACGAATAGATAAGTAGGAGGAAGAAAACATGAACATTTTGAAGATTAAAATTGCAAGCATAGAGCAGACAGATTTAGGTTTTGAGCATTGGGTAGATGTGACTTACACTGTTCCAATTTTGAAAAATGAATACACGGTCAAGCTGTTGCTGTTCATGGAGTGCAAGATAGAGGACCAGGAAGTGATTGAGTACTTGGTCAGCACTTGGAAGTATCGGGATCTCGTATTGCATTCTGTAAGGATGTATGAAATGGAATCGGACGAGACATAAGACCGTGAGCGAATCACGGTTTTTATTTGTCTGAAAAAGGCTCTCATGGTATAATAATTTGAAAATGAAACTAGTCAAATAAGTAACAGGGATACACTAAAGGATACAACAATCCTTTTACAAGCCGGTCTAATAAGGTTTTTATAACTCCCACCGGCTCCATTGATATTTTGCATTCTTTCGCAAACCTTTCTAAAACGTTGATAAATCAGCGTTTTTATTTTTATCTTTTTTATTGTTTAGCATTCTTTTTCAAAAAAAGGATACAACAAAGGATACAACGTTTTGTCGTATCCTAGAAATCAATATAATTCGCAAAGCGTTCTCCGATGTCGTCCTTTGCTTGCTTGGTTATGTGTGTGTATACGTTCATAGTCGTTTTAAGATCTGAATGACCGAGTCTATACTGTACTTGCTTCAAGGTCATTCCCGCATCAAAACAAAGACTGGCGTGCGTGTGTCTGAAACCGTGGATTTTAATTGGTCGTAGGTCGCTATCTTTCAAAATACTAAGCAACCATTTTCTTGGTAGGCTAGCAGGCATTGGCTTGCCAAACTCAGTTTCGAAAATATATCTTGTATCTGGATTGTGCTCTCTCCATTCTTGCAAGATACTTTTTGTCTTTTTGTCTAGGCTGATCAGTCGCTTGCTACTTACTGTTTTTGTACGACCTATTTTCTCACCCTCAAATCCTCGTGTAATGGCTTTATTTATGTTCAGAGTGTTATCGGTCCAGTCACCCCATTCAAGGGCTAAAATCTCCCCTTTTCGAGCTCCTGTGAAGGCTAAAATACGAAAGAGGGTTATCTTTTCCAAATCCTCGGTCTGTGCTACTAATTTTAAGAAAGTTTTAAGCTCGTCTTTGTTGTAAAAGTCGCTCTTTTCGTCTGATTTCTTTCTGATAGTTGTAACCACGCTATCAACCGGGTTTGTATCCAGGTATTCGTGCCTGATTGCATACTTAAAAATATTATTCATGAGGCCTTTTAGCTTTCGCCCGTATACTAATTTTCTAGACCATTCGTTGACTTGTTCTTGCATTTGGAGAGGAGTGATAGAGCTTATTTTTCTATCTCCTAAAACTGGAAATATATGGTTTTCGAAATTCCTTGAAGTCTTTAGATAGGTGCTTTCTTGAACGGTCTCTTTGTATTCTTCAAGCCATTTTTCAGCTATCTCTCTAACTGTTATATTCTTTCTGACTTGCTCAGCGTTATCTATGTCGCTTTGCAGTTGGAGAAGTGCTGCACGAGCTTTCGCCTTGGTTTCAAATCCTTTTTTTCTGGCAAATTGGCTCTTGCCGTTCTTTTTTCCAAGGTAAAACGTAAAACCGTATGCTGTTTTACCGTTTTTCTTTTTGTAAGACTTGATTTCCATTGATTTTTACCTCATTTCTTGATAAAATGAGTATAAGAAAACAACCCTTTGAATGGTTATTTCTTATACACGATTTCCTCACACTCAGAAGTTTGCCGACCGAGAGTGTGGGGATTTTTTTATTTTTACGAATTATGGACGATAACGTCCAAAGCTCCCATGATTCGCTGTGCGTTCTCGACGGCTTCTTTGTATTCTTTTGAAGTGTTTTTTACTGGCTTTCTAATCAAGTCAATGAATACGACTGGTTTGTTGAAGTCATTTGAAGTTACACGAAGAGTCATGTCCAAAATTTTAGAGGTTGATTTTCGTTTGGATACGATACCCCCTGCGACTGCTCCAATAGGCCCGAACATGGCGCCTGCAACCAAGGCTTGACCAACACCACCCGAAACGACCGTCTGATTGTTTACAATCAATTCATAGGATACCAAATCCTCGAACGAATACCATCCAGTGTCGTTCTTGTCTTTCTTAACCATGGATGGGATTAAGGATAATCCCATCGTTCCCATAGCAAGACCAACTTTTACAGAACCCTTGATTGCTCCCCCGACGATTCCAGACGAACCTTTTGCTCTGCGAGCTCCGTTTATGCGATAAGTGCGATGGTGTCTGTCAATCTCAAGTGGACCGACTTTGTCTGTTTTCCTGCTTCTAGCAGCAGGAGACGGAGAGACTGGCTTTTTGACTGGCTGAGGTTGTTCAGTCGGTTCTTGGTTAGCGATGGAAAAACCGCAATTCGGGCAAAATTTATAGCCTTCTACGGGATTGCCACATTCAGGACAAAATTTCATATTGACCTCCAATTTATCTTCTTAATTATCCTATCAATTCATAATATTCATCAATGACCATTAATTCGTCTGCGACTGTTCTAAGTTCATGTTTTTGCATGAAATGAAGATAGTTGAATGATTGATGGTCATCTGATAGTGCGAGTTCTTCTTCTAGTAGTTTATGGATCATGTGCCTATTTGCTTCATTCTCGCATCTAGTGTGGTTGTTTTGATATAGTGCGGTAGAATGTTCCAGATGTCCTAATTCGTGGTATATGACCCGTCTTTTTGCGTTTTCGGACAATTCACGGTTTATAAAGATAATATTGATTTCTTTGATGTAGACCCCTGGTCTATGCCAGAGTTCATTATCAAAATAAGCTAGAGTGACACCGTGCGAGTCTACCAACTCTTCAATAGTCATATGCTATCATCCTTTTTGTGTTATTTTGTTGTTAAAATGGTTACGATGATTGCTAGTATGCCGAGCAAGGTACTAACTAACAGTCCGATAAACCAATACATGAACTCTTTTTTGCTTTTGGCTTGCTCTTCTAATCTTTTGTTTTCTTGAGTTAGCAACATAGTCTCTACACGTTTCTCGAAATTATCGAATTTCAAATCGACTTTTTCAAATCCGCTACGCATTTCTTGTTTTAGTTGGTCAATTTTTAAATCAATTTTCTCGAATCCGTGCTGGGTGTCAGAATTAATTTTATCAAGTTTTAAGTCGATTTCAGATTTGCTATAAGTATCTTGCGACATAATATTTTCCTCCGATAACATTTCTGACTCCATTATACCACGATTTTGTATGGGTACAGTTTTCAATGAAGGTTTAGAAGCGTGAATTGAAGAAACATTGGAAGCGGTAGGTTCGAAATTATCTTGTGTGTCAGGCATTGTTTATCCCCACTTTCCAAAATGATGATAACTATATGCTGTATCTACTTCCTGCCCATTTTCGTCTATCAAGACAAAGAAAAAGTAAAAATTACTAGGATTCTGTATTGTAAAACTAAAATTGAAATTTCCAGTAGCCATCCCAAAGCCATCTTCTAGCAAAACAAAGTCCTGCCTTGCAATATTTATTCTCGTAGCATGGACAGGATAGGATGTACCATCAGGGAAGTGGGCAGTTAGAGATAAGATATAGTCTGTATCGGGTCTCAGATTAAAAAAATCTAGAAAGGCAATCAAAGATGTTGAGCCGGGAAACATATCAAAATTAGTGATCGTTCCTAGAAACTGAGAAGTTTCAGGATTGACAATTCTAATCGCTGTCATCTTTTCTCTGAATGGATTCTTCTTCATTGGAATACTCGTCATACTATCTACCTCTCAAATAAATCTCGATGATGTTCTGGATCGCATCGATATCATCATCCGTAAGCGGTTTTCCATCAAAAGTCTTTGCATTCTCTGCCATTTTTCGGAGGTCGTCCGATGTATATCCTGCGATTGTATCATCCTTTGCAATAGCAGGATTATCTGTCCGTCCGAGTAAGTAATCGGTGGACACGTTGAAGTAGTCGGCGATTTCTGAAATTCGTTCAGCGTTGGGCTTTTGTGATTTCAATTTATAGAGTGTATTTCTACTGTAACCCAAATCTTCTTCTAATTTCATAAGAGAAATCCCATGCTTATCAGCAAGTTCTTTGATTTTTTCGTATGTCGGAAACATTGTTAAATCAACCTTTCTGGAACATAACAAAAAATATTTCAACTTTTTAGGTGAAAAGTATTGACATATCACCCAAATGGGTGTAAAATAGTTTTTGTAAGTTAATGAGTTAGTAAAAAACGAAGTAAAACTTATCTAAAAACAAAATAGCTTTGGCGAGCAAGAAAATTGATAGATATAAGGTTTTATCAAGGTTTTTAATTATGCTTTCATTTTAACCTTTTGGGTGAGATATGTCAAGTATTTTATAAAATATTTTACTAACTCATTTTCTTACTTTTGAAGAAAGGAGGAAGATGAATGTCAAAAAAAGAAGTGTCTCCGATATCTTTAGAGAATCTAAAAAACGATATTCAAAGTTTTGTTGAGAAGGTCGCTGATGAAGCTATTCAACAATCTGAGACATACTCGCAAGCAATTTTGTTAGTTTCGAAAAACACTAGTTTTTCAGAGCATGGCTTAGCGATGACAAAAGCTATCCAAGACGAAATCACGAAGTGCGCCTTGAATAGCAGAACAAAAAATGAGCCTATCTCTATACAGATAGACCCAGAAGGATTCAAGAATCTTAGCTATGAAGCCATTCATGATATTTCTCAAGTAACTCAATAGTAGTTATTGTAGAAATCAAACCACCGACCATCCCAAGTTGCAATCCGTCTGTATGGTCGATTTGCTTAGTAGCTTCATTAGCTTTAGCAGCAATAGCTTGCATATCTTCAGTCGTTAAAGATTCTCGGAAATCTTTAAAGGATTTCATAAAATCACCTCCTTTCTAGTTTTATTATAGCAGAAAGCGAGGAGAGAAAAAGAAAAGAAAGGAGAGAAATATGCCAAACATGGATGGTGGACGCCAAAAAATTAGAGATTATCTGAAAGAGCATAATTTGACGATGGCGACGCTAGCGGTACAGTATAGCATGACTCGTCAAGATGTGACGAATATCCTGAATGGAAAATTGAAAAATCCACAAGCGAATCAGTTCATCGCTCGTGTGATTGAAGATTTTAAAATTCGGTGATACAAAAAGCACCTAACAGAAGTCAGGCGCTTATCAATAAAAACTAACTAAATTATACCACAGAAAGAGAGGAAATAGCAAATGGCTTTGGAATTATTCGGTGAAGATTTCAAAAATGAACTATTTCAGGACCTTGTGAAGCTTAACGTCGAAGCTTTGAAAGAAGCTAAAAGACAAGTCTCAAAGCAAATCATCATGGTGCCAATCAAGGACGTTATGCAAGCGACTGGTTGGGGCAGAAAGCGCATCGAGGATTTTCGAGATCAAGGCAAGTTCAGCTATCAACAAAATGTAAAAGGTGGCAAGTGCTTGTACGACTTGAACGATGTACTACGATTTCAAAGTCAGTTAGCGAAGAGGGGATAGCATGAAATTACTAGCAAAAATTATGACCTACTTTTCGGAAGAGGTAGAAGAAACTAATCTTGACTGGAAAGAAGTCGCTTTAGATCTTAATCAATCACTGATTGAAACACAAGAAAAACTTCAAAATGCCAATCAGCGTATTGCTGATCTTGAAAACATGGTGGCAATCTATAGAGAAAAGGAGAATGCAAAATGATTGAACCGTCATTAACAAGTCAGCTTTTGGGAGTTGGCGCACTGCTAATCGGATTTGTTGGAGCAGGGATCCACACGCACAACATCGACTTGAAGAAAGCCGAAGAAAGGAAAATACGACAGCAGCATGATGCAGACATCATCCGAGCAAGTCAAGAAGCCTATGCTTTAGGACGAACAGCAGAACGCAGAGCAATTCGCGAGAACATCCGCAGACCATTCGCAGGGTTCACATTCGACAACGAGCGACCAGAAGGATTGAAACCTGAATTGGTTGGCTTGCCAGCGCCGAAATAGAAAAGGAGTAACAAATGGTAACAATTAACAAACTGGAAATTGAAAATGTCAAGCGCGTTAAAGCGGTCAAATTAGAGCCATCTGCAACTGGTTTGACAATTGTTGGCGGAAACAACAACCAAGGTAAAACAAGCGTGCTGGACGCGATTGCTTGGGCGTTAGGAGGTAATAAGTACAAACCTAGCCAAGCACAACGCGAAGGAAGTACAATCCCGCCTAGTCTTAAAATCACGCTATCAAATGGCTTGATTGTGGAGCGTAGTGGTAAGAACAGCACTCTCAAGGTCATTGACCCTAGTGGTAACAAGGCTGGTCAAAACTTGCTGGATAGCTTTGTGGAAGAACTAGCTATCAATTTGCCAAAATTCATGGAGCAGACTAGCAAAGAAAAGGCGAAAACCTTACTACAAATCATCGGAGTCGGTCCGCAGTTAGCTGAACTGGAGATGCAGGAAAAGGCTAAGTATGATGAGCGTCACGCAATCGGTGTGATCGCTGACCAAAAAGAAAAGTTTGCGAAAGAGCAACCGTACTATCCAGATGCACCTAAAGAATTGGTCTCTATTGCCGAACTTATCCAGCAACAACAAGCTATCCTTGCGAAAAATGGCGAGAATGCCCGCAAGCGTCAGAACTTGGTATCTATCCAAAATCAACACGCTTCAGCAACTGCAGAGGTTGAACGACTGGAACAATTGCTGGCCGACGCAAAAGCAAAAGAAAGTCAGTTAGCTCAAGACTTGGCCATTGCAAATACTGACGCTATGGATCTCATCGATGAATCTACTGAAGAAATCGAAAAGAGCATCGCAGAGATTGACGAAATCAATCGTAAAGTTCGAGCTAATTTGGACAAGGACAAAGCTGAAGAAGATGCTAAAGGTTATCGCGAGCAGTACAAGGAACTGGACAATGTGATTGCTGACATCCGCAAGCAGAAGACAGACTTGCTTACTAACGCAGACTTGCCACTACCTGGATTGTCCGTGGATGATGGCGAATTGCTTTATCTTGGTCAGCGTTGGGACAATATGTCTGGTAGCCAGCAATTACAAGTAGCGACTGCAATTGTGCGCAAATTGAAGCCAGAGTGTGGATTTGTGCTGATTGATAAGCTAGAACAAATGGATCAGTTGACTTTACAAGAATTTGGCGCGTGGCTTGAGCAAGAAGGATTGCAAGCAATTGCGACTAGAGTATCAACAGGAGACGAATGTAGCATCCTGATAACCGATGGTTACTCGGAAGTAAATCCTAATTATAGTAAAAATAGTACACTTGCAACATGGAAGGGTGGTTTTTGATGGGACAATTTATTGATCTAAAAAATAAAAAGTTTGGCAAATTAACTGTCATAGAAAGAGCTCCTGCTAGTAATGAAAAAGAGGCTATGTGGAAATGCCAATGTGATTGCGGGAATATAGTTGTGACACGAGGTTCGTCATTACGTTGTGGGGCTTCAAAAACCTGTGGATGCTCTCGTATTGAATGGTCTCAAACTGGCAATGCAAAAAGGACACATGGTTCTACCGGTGAACGTTTATATCGTGTTTGGGTAGGAATGCGTCAAAGATGCTATTTAAAAACTCACAACAGATACCAGAGATATGGCGGTCGAGGTATTAGAGTCTGTCCTGAATGGGAAGATTATACTATTTTCAAAACATGGGCAATGTCTAATGGCTATAATCCTAACGCAAAAAGAGGAACTTGCACTATCGACCGTATAGATGTTAACGGCAACTATGAACCATCTAATTGTAGATGGGTGGATGCTAAAACTCAAGCACAAAATAAGGAGAAAATCTAAATGCAAATCACAAGAGGAAAACGGGCGCGAGCTCAAAAAGTAGTTATCTATGGTCCTGAAGGAATCGGCAAGTCCACGTTTGCAGCTGAATTTCCGAATCCGGTCTTCATCGATACAGAGGGTTCAACAGATAACATGGACGTAGCTCGGTTAGACAAACCGACCAGCTGGACCATGTTGGTCAACGAAATCGCCTTTATCAAAGCGAATTCGACAGAATGTGGGACACTTGTCATCGACACAATTGACTGGGCGGAAGCTTTGGCAGTAGCTCACGTATGCTCGCAGCATGGTAAACAAGGTATTGAAGATTTTGGCTGGGGTAAGGGGTATACCTATGTCCAGGAAGAAATGGGGCGTTTCTTGAATAACCTGTCTGATTTGGTTGATATGGGGATCAACGTGGTATTGACTGCGCACGCTCAGATTAAAAAATTTGAACAGCCAGACGAGATGGGCTCTTATGATCGATATGAATTAAAACTTGGTCAAAAGACAGGCTCTAAGACTGCTCCGCTAGTGAAAGAATGGGCGGATATGGTTCTATTTGCGAATTACAAGACCTTGGTCATGACAACCGACAATGGCAAGAAAAAAGCGCAAGGTGGTGAGCGCGTGATGTATACTAACCACCGCCCCGCTTGGGATGCCAAGAATCGTCATGGGTTGCCAGATGAATTGCCATTCAATTACGCAGGAATTGCTCATATCTTTGCCGGTCAACAAGTACAAGCACCACAACCACAGGTTGCACAACCTCAGCCGGTCGCTCCTGGACCTCAGCAGACCACACAGCAAGCTCCTGAACAAGTCCAAGAGGAATTACCTCTCGATATGACGACGGTATCCGAAGCACCTCAAAGTGAAGCTCCTAGCGATCCAGAGAGTGCTACCGCTTCATATCACACAAGCTTACCAAAGAGTTTGACTGACCTCATGACTCAAGGTAACGTGACGGAAGAAGAACTTCAAAAAGTTGCATATATCCGCGGTCACTTCCCGCTAGGAACGCCAATTGAAAACTTCCCGCCTGATTATTGGGATATGATCGTGGCACACTGGCAGGCAACCATGGAAGTTATTCAAAACCAAGTACGAGCAGACCCTGAACTGCCCTTCACGATGTAGATTCTGGGAATTAGAAATCATAGCAAAATATAATAAGGAGTATCTATGAAAGATAAAACTATTAAAATTGATTTGTCAAAAATCGCAAATACAGCCCTACAAGAAAAGGTTGACAAAGAACTTGAAAAAGTCCTTGAGAATATTCTGGATCTCAATACAGAAGCTAAAGCGAATCGCAAGGTTACTATCATACTAACGATGTCAACAGACGATGAACGTACAGTCGTTAAGACAGGCATGGAAGTAAAATCTACCTTGGCACCACAGAAAAGTGTCGCAACAACTGTCATTGTCGGTCGTGACGACACTGGTAAAATTCACGCAAATGAGCTCAAGAGCGGCATCCCTGGTCAGACTTACTTTGATGACAATGGTGATATGAGAACAGATACTGGGGAACTTATCGAAAAAGTCGAACAACAAAATACAAATATTATTGATTACAACAAAAAGAAAGCAGGTAACTAACCATGACAGAAAATATTAAAGATGCATTATCATACGCAGTCGAACTAGCGGGTAAAGAAAAGAAAATCATTCGTTCAGAAACTGGGAAGGAATATTTTGACAGCAATGAATATGACTTACAGGAACTGACGCCTCGTAAGTACGCACCTATCCTTGAGCTTCAGACACTCAAAAGTCTAGTTGACTATCTCAAATCAGATAACGATTTCATCAGTGATCGTAAACTTGTAGTTGTCGTGGACAGTTTCCAAAAAGTATCTGTATATGATCAAGTTGATTTTGAAAATGGTAAACGTCCTCAGCTCGTATCTGTAAAAGCAACCGTTCCAGTTATTCCTTTTAGCAATTGGCGCGACCAGGAAGAATTCAATATTATGCTGCAGTCTATGTTTATCAATGATGCAGACCGTAATTTGGTTTTGGATTTTGCTAGCCATTTGAAAATCGAAAAAGGTGCAGAAGTACAGGACAATGGCATCAGTCAAATGGCGACAGTTCGCGATGGTGTAGCAAGCCTAGCACAAGCTAAAACTCCAAATCCAGTAACCTTGCGACCATATCGTACTTTCAACGAAGTAGAGCAGCCTGCTAGTCAATTCATCTTCCGCATCAACAAATCGGCGAATCTCGCACTTTTTGAAGCAGATGGGGGCAAATGGAAATTAGAAGCCGTCGAAAGCATCGCAAATTATTTAAAAAATGAACTTGCTAGCAACAAAAAAATTACTATTTTAGCTTAAAGGAGAAATCAACATGACACAACAATACAACAACTTTGATCACGAAATTGGCTGGGAAGATACGATCGAAAAAGACTCGGATTTCGTCCTCTTGCCTGACGGATTGTACTATTTTACAGTCGTTGGTATGGAACGTACACGACACACGCCAAATCCGCAAAATCCAGGTAAACTACCAGCGTGTAATAAGGCTATCGTCAGCATCAAGATTGTAGCTAACGAAGGCGAAACGGAATTGCGCCACAACCTGTTCCTGCACAGCTCAACTGAAGGCATGCTATCTGCTTTCTTTGCTGCGATTGGTCAAAAGAGAAAAGGCGAACCGCTCCGCATGAATTGGAATACCATCATCGGTACAACTGGAGTATGTAAGGTCGGAACTCGACAATACAATAACAACAATTACAACGAAGTTAAGTCTATGCTCTACCCTGAAGATGTTGATTATACAAAAGTATTAAACCAACAATCAGGACAAGCTGCACAACCTAGCTACCAACAGCCACAGCAACCACAAGCTGGATACCAAGCTGGGCAATTCTAGGAGGTAAGGGATGCAATTAAGACCTTATCAACAGGAAGCACGAGAAGCTGTTCAGGCTGAATGGGCTAAAGGTCGCAAGCGCACGCTCTTAGTATTACCGACAGGTTGTGGAAAGACAATCGTCTTTTCCAAAATCATTGAAGACCAAGTGAAAGAGGGCAAGCGTGTGCTTGTCCTTGCTCATAGGTCGGAACTTTTAGAGCAGGCTAGCGACAAGCTAAAGACTGCGACAGGGCTCGGCACAGCCTTAGAAAAAGCCGAAAACACTTCTATCGGATCATGGTATCGAGTAGTCGTTGGATCAGTCCAGACCATGCAGAGGGAGAAGCGACTTAGTCAATTTCCTCCGGATTGGTTTGATACGATTGTCGTCGATGAAGCCCATCACGCTATCTCAGATGGTTATCAGCGCGTCCTTGGCTACTTCGAGCAGTCTAACGTCCTTGGAGTAACAGCGACGCCAGACCGTGGAGATATGAATAATCTCGGTTCTTACTTCGACAGCTTAGCTTACGAGTATTCGTTAGTTCAGGCTATCAAAGAAGGGTATCTATCTAAAATCAAGGCTTTGACAATCCCGTTAAGCTTAGATTTATCAAATGTCAGCATGTCAGCGGGTGATTTCAAGGCGAGCGATGTTGGAACAGCACTGGATCCATACCTGGAACAGATAGCGGACGAAATGGTCAAGCAATGTGCAGACCGCAAGACAGTCGTATTCTTGCCTTTGGTAAAAACCTCGCAGAAGTTTCGGGATATTCTTAACTCAAAAGGTTTTAAAGCTGCTGAGGTAAATGGAGAGTCCAAGGATCGTGCAGAAGTCTTAGAAGACTTCGAGAAAGACCGCTACAACGTTCTTTGTAACTCTATGCTCTTGACTGAAGGCTGGGATTGCCCATCAGTAGATTGCGTGGTAGTGTTGAGACCTACTAAGGTACGTGCCTTGTATAGCCAGATGGTAGGGCGTGGGACTCGCTTGCATCCAGGCAAGGAAGAATTGCTCTTGCTCGACTTCCTCTGGCACACAGAACGCCATGAGCTATGCCGACCGGCGCACTTGATCTGTGAGACTCCAGAAGTCGCTCAGAAAATGGTTGAGAACATGGAAGAGCAGACGGGCGTCATGCTTGACCTTGAAGATATGGAAGTAAAGGCAGCAGAAGACGTAGTTGCTCAACGTGAAGAGGCTTTAGCTAAGCAATTGGAAGAAATGCGCAAACGCAAGCGCAAGCTAGTAGATCCATTGCAATTTGAAATGTCTATCCACGCTGAAGATTTATCGAACTACGTGCCTAACTTTGGAATCGAGCAGTCTCCTCCAACAAAAAATCAGTTACAAGCCTTAGAAAAATTTGGAATTTTTACTGACGAAATCGGAAATTACGGTAAAGCTAGCAAGTTACTAGACCGACTTAGCAAGCGACAGTCAGAAGGTCTGACCACACCAAAGCAGATTCGATTATTGGAAAGATATGGCTTTAGAAATGTCGGTCTATGGAGCTTTGAAAATGCCAAAAATATGATAAATAGAATAGCAAGTAGCGGTTGGAGACTTCCGCAAAATGTTAATCCTAAAGAATATGTGCCAAATTAAAAAAGTTCTTTGAAAATTTAATAAAAACACTTGACTAATTGCCCGTACGGTTATATAATTTATTGTACGGGCAGAAAAGAGGTGATTGAATGAGCCCACGAACAGGAAGGCCTAAAAGTTCCAATCCTAAAAATGTTCGTCTTGAAATTAGATTAACCAAATCTGAAGCAGAGGAGTTACAGGCGTTAGCTGATAAACTCAACACTAACAAGACAGATGTTATTATTAGAGGTATAAAACTTTTACAGTCTGAACATAAAAAATAGGATAAAGCCCCTGTCGCCAAACATCAGCTTTACCCTATCGCTGCAGAAAGTGTTTCCGCATGAAATATTATATCATGCGAGACACTTCTTTTCAACATACACAAAGGAGTGTTTTTATTATGACAAAAAATGAACTTTTAGACAGCTACGAAGAACTAGTAGCCTATACTTCAGAGATTAGAGAAAGTCTGGATATTTTACATGAATGGTTAGCCAAGAAACCTAATATTGAGGATTACTGGTCTTACCATAATTTGATTGCAGGGCATGGACAACACTTTGCCTTGCTAAATCTTATCATGCATCGTATGGACTGCTTGACTGAGGAACATGGTGCAATTGTGAGAGAAGAAGTCAGAACAGGAGCGTGCAAGAATGGGAAAAATAATTGATTTAGCTAATACAAAATTTGGACGATTATTGGTACTAAATACTTTTGAACGCCGAAAAAGATATATTTATTGGCTATGCAAATGTGATTGTGGTAATGAAAAATATATTCGCAGTGATCACCTACGATATGGGAAGATAACATCTTGCGGATGTTTTGAAAAAGAAGCTAGAAAAGAGGGGAATCATACGACCCACGGACTTTCTAAAACTAGAATCTTTAAAATTTTTCATGGTATGAAAAAACGCTGTTACAATCCCGAATGTGTTGCTTACAGTAACTACGGCGGTCGAGGTATAAAAATATGTGACGAATGGCTAAATAATTATACTTCATTTCATGATTGGGCGTTGTCTAATGGATACTCTGATAACTTGTCTATTGATAGGATAGATGTTAACGGTAATTATGAACCTTCTAATTGTAGATGGGTGGATGCTA